CTTTAGCTGTTCTTCTACTAGCGTTTTGTCTAGCTTTTCCATAAGCACTTGTTCCAAATACTATCTTTGTTCGTCCATGCCTCCCCATACGATTTTAGGTCTTCTCAACGATGTGGACATGCTTCCGGCGTACTTTCTAAGCATCGCATCATACATTACAAAGAACCTATCGCCTATCGCTGGGTCTCTGTCTCTATACTTATACAGCCAGCATACATAATAAGCGAGAGGCATAGTCAAATTGTGAGGAAGAGGTATGGTAGCTGAAGTGGATGTGAGAAGTGTCGGTTGAGGAATGTAGAGTAAGTTTATAGTCCCACTGGTATCTGGGGTAGGGTCGAGCAGGATTTCCATGAAGGGAGATGAAGCACTAAACTTAATAGTAAAGTAAGCAGGTGTGCCATTTGTTGCCGATTTAGGGAAAAAGTCTGGCAATTGTTTATACTTTAACTCTGTTTGAGCTCCTGAAACTGTAATGTATATGCAGATGTTTTTGTAAGCGTCCCTTGTGGGTATAGCCATGAAGTCAGATGGAAGATCGTATTGATAATCACCACTTGTAACGTTTATGGTTGTGGACGATACTATAATCATTGTTCTCAAATACACATCCCTCACAGCTTCATTCACAAAATTGAGAGATATAGTATCACTCACAAAAGGAGAAGATGAACTTTCATTGAGCAGAGAGTATGCTATGTTGATTACTTCCGATGCCGTAGCCATAGTCATACCTCCTTATCCTTTTCTGATTCTTTCTATGTTTGTGTCTTCACCAAGTATCTTCCTCGCTATCTTCCACATCACTTCAAGCTGAGAACGAGTGACCATATCTTTGTAAGGAGTGATAGCACAAGCCTTCGCCCAACGGAGTTCCTTGCCGTTAAGGAGAATGCAAGGGGTTGTCATACGGCGAGACTCCTCTTCAGGATAGATAAGGCCTCGTTCCATTTCGGTGCGAGAAGGAAGGGAATTAACGAGTTTCTCAGTAAGAGTGGGAAGAATGTCGCTGATGAAGTCGTGAATCTTAGAGTTGAATTTGGGTACAGCATCATCCATATCCTGAAGTTTCTCCCGGAGCTTCTTGATATTTTCCCGGTACTCCGGAATACGCTCCTCCGGTACATACCCCCGCTTAATCTGATTCTCCATAACAGCAATGTCGTTTTCAAGCTCTTCCCTGATGTGAGTGAAATACCAGAGAGGATAGGTTGAAGCCACAGAACCGTCAGGGTTCAAATCATACTTGGTGAAAACGGTAAATGAACTATACTTAAGGTCATCAACTTCCGGGTCAACCTTAGTAGCCGCAGTTGCCATATCTTTCCTCCTATTAAGTTTTTAGGGTGAGGAAAAGGGTTCACTTCTCCTCACCCATCATGCTGCTTACACGGAATGCCCGTAGATAAACCGCCAATCCTTCCAAAACACAGCAAAGGACGAGTAGATTATCTGCTTGATGGACATCGTCTCGTAATCCATAATCGTATGCTTCTCCTGATTGATCCGGTCAACCCAAACGGCAAACTTCTTCATCAACCGAGAATCCACCATGAACCAACTCGACGTAGAGTACTGATCAAGGTAAATCCAAGGGATAACTTTGAAGCGACCATAAGCAGGGTTAATCGCATTGTTGGCAGACGTAGGATCAAGCTTGGACTCTGCACCAGACCGAGGATCATATCCCACAGCCTCACAAGCAGCATCATAAAGAGCCACAGGAACAATAAGAGTGTCAGGGATAATGTCAAAGTACTCACCAATATCGTCCTTAAACTTCATCATCGAAACCGCTGTGGCAAGAATAGAAGTTTTGCTGAGAGCAGAAGAACCGTAGTTGGAAAAACCCGTGGTAGTAGGAACACCGGATTTGGTAGAATGAGCACCACAAAGAGCAATGCCTTCATCGTTACTCATGAAGTCCCAGCTCGCAGAGAAAGCATAGTTGAGAAGATTCGCCGCCCGTTTCTCCTTCGTCCTCTGAAGAGCACGAGCCATGCTCTCTTGACGGTCTCTCATCTCATCATGGTCGGCTGTGTCAATAAGCCTACGTTCAATGACAAGACCGCCGGCAAACTCACGGGTTTCGACACGAGTCCTAAACCCCGGAGCAATGCCCTGATACTGAACCTTACCGTTAAACTCAGGGATATCAGGATAGTTGCCGACAGAGGAAGTCTCAAGGTAAAGACGGTTAGTACTCTTCTGCCCGAAAATCTGCTTTGACACCATCTTGACAGGGTCAAGGTAGTCCTTTAAGACCTCATCAATGTTGCGGTCAAGCAGATACGCAAATTCTTGGAGAGTTATAGGGTTAGCCATGGTTTACCTCCTTATACAAACCTGAAAATGATATACTCTTTACCAGCTTCTTCAAGGTTTATTTCCTCAACAACAACCGAATAGTAGTTGGAAGCGACACTCGAAGCAACATTAAGATTGCGGCCATCAGTGTCCACATTGATTCTCGTATTGCCAATAGTCGTGTTAACAGCAACAAAATAATCGCTAGTGGTTGTTGTGTAAGGCCAGTAAAGAGGAAAAGTAAGAACGTCGCTGGCATCATAAGTAGACATCTGCCGGTAAATACCCTGATTGGCCCCGGAACGGCAGTAAACAGTGGTGAAATAGTCGGTCAGCGTGAGACCTGAATTCGTCAAAGTGTCTCCATCAGTACCAACTGCCGAAGGCTGAAATGGTTTCGGTGCCGCAGATAACGTTCCCTTGATTTCCGTCTGCGGACCGATGAGCTTTACCTGTACGAGAGGTGCAGGATCACCCACCCCGAACATTGAACCCTGTGCTCCCTGCTTCTCAAGAGCAAGCTGGTCGGCACGGGAAGCTACACCGGTGATATAATTGGCGTTGTAAGTGGAAGAATAAAGAGGTTTGCGGAGATTCGTGGCAACAACAACACCAACAGGTTTAGCAGTCCCTCCACCGGAAGCCGCAGGGAAATAAGTGAGATTAACAGGATCGGATGCCGCCCGATAAACCAACTGACCGACTGTAAGGGTAACAGAAGGTGCAACGGGAAGCCATACCGTTCCAAGTTCAGTATTCTTAACTACCTCAAACATATCGTTTCCTCCTCAAAGGTTATTTCTTTCTTGATACAACTCCTTGCTTACCTACAACCGTTGTGGACTCAAACGCTTTGCGAATGTCATCATCACTCATCCCCAAATTCCTTGCAAGCTCGAGAGCTTCCTTAGAAAGGTTCAGAGGAGATGAGGGAGTTGAAGACGATGACGACACCGTAGGCTGTTGAGGTGAAGACTTTACCTTCGCCAGCCGCTGCAGTACTTCCATTTTCGCAAGAAGATACCCTTTCTCAGCATCGTAGATGGGGTTATTGGTAAAAGCAAGGTTGTACTTCTCCGCCCATACCTTCTGAACCTCATCACGAATAGAAGGGTCCTCCTTGTTCAGGAAAGAGAGAAGGGTCTGAGAGTAAGCGGTTTCATACTGCCTTCTGGCTTCTGTCATCTGCCTCTCCTTGTTCCGCTCATACCACTGGAGGATTTTCAACACATCCTCACGAGTAGTAGGGATTTCAGGAACCTCCTCATCCTCTTCCTCACTCTCCTGCTCAACAGCTTTGGGTTGCGTGGTTTGACCTGAAACCAACATCTCCAGCATTTTCTTCTGCTCTTCAATGAGTTTGGTCAGAGTTCCAACCGTTTCCTCAAGACTTTTCACCTTCCTACCCAACCTGGACTTCTCAGCATTGTCCTCGTCTCTCAGCTGAGTAGAAATGTCTTGAGTGGAAGTCTGAGCATCCTCTTCATCAGAAGAAGCAAGCATCAAGTCCTCAAGATTCTCAACAGCATTTTCATGATTCTGAGTCTCTTCACCCATGGCATATCCTCCTTATCTCCCTTGTCCAGAGACGTAGTCTGGAGAGGAAGTTGATGTCTCAAGATTATGAAGCTCTTTCTCGTATGTATCTATGATGTTGGCTATATCACGAATGATTACAGTTACTTCCTCGTACCTTATTTTGTCATGGTCGGTGGCTTCAAGAGAAGTGATTTTCTTCAAAGCGTCGGCATGACGGTTGACAAAATACTCCATTAGCTGTCTGCCCAAATCAGAAGTCCAAACACGATAGAATGGTTCGTACTGAGATAAAACAGAGATGGACTGCTTCTTATAGGTGGTGTTGGAACGAATGTAATCTATCGGCGATACAGTCGGATACTGCGGAACTTCCGATTTAAAGTATTTCATTGGTTTTTAACCTCTTCAGTTTTTATGGTTGTATTATACCATAGAAACATGACTGTGTAAACAGTAAAATTATGACCGTTCATGTCAAACACTACTACCTGCATCACTTCTTTACTCCCCTTATCATCTGGTCAATAGGGTTCATGTTTAAACCGTACTGGTTGGAAGTGGGAGGTACCTCCGGTGCTGGTGCTTGGTTGTTGTACTGCATTGGTTGCTGTGGGTTCATGAGCTGGGTTTGGATAATGGAGTACTCTTGTCCCATGAGTTTGAGTATTTCACCAAGGATGTAGTTGACCATCTTGATTGTGTCAGGGTGCTTGATGTTGGCAACGGTCTGAAGAATTTGGGTGTAGTTGCGAATTTTCATCTGTTTAGACTGCTCTTGTTCAATGGCGGAGGTTACGGGTTTGAAGGTGTAGTCGGCATCAGGGGAGAAATAGGGCATAAGCTCCTCGCCGAATATCTCACGTGCCGTTTCCTCCCGCATATACTGATACGCCATCTGAAGCATCATCCAGTAGAATTCGGATAGGGTGGTGTACTCAAAACACATGGCTTTAAAAGACTGACGAATATCAGTACGGGTCTCAGCACCAGCAACAGCCGTGGCAGTCATGGAAGACTTGATGGAGCCAAGATTACCCATCGTAGTCGGAAAGATGGCACGTAACTGCTGGAGTTGATTGATGAGAAGGTTGGTCTGCACCATCGCTCCCTGAATGTTGTCGGTTATTTTGAGCTCCTGCAAGTCGCTGTTAGGGTCTTCTAGAAGGATGGGATGGTCGGGAGCAATGTAGAGTTCAGCAACATCATCAAAAGCATACTTGCGGGCTTTGAATGCAGGGAAGGTAGCAAGCATCACTCGGTCATTAGAGATGTTGATAGTGTCGTTGACGGCCTCTTGAAGATTGATGCTGTGGCTCGTATCAGTCATGCCCTCGGAACGGGAAGGGTGAATATAATAGAGACCACGGATGATGGGGCGGTAAGGACGGTGACGATAATCAACATTGCGCTGCGGTTCAAAGCGGATGAGTACCGATTCCCCCCCAGACTTCACAAAGGTTATCACGGTTTCTATGAGTACGGCATTGTTCAATGGATTGCCGGCAAGGTCTATTCCAGGAGATATCTTTATGGGAACACCGTAATTGTCTGTTTCTTTCACTATCGCCCAGTACTTGCCGTAGCGTTCATAAACGTCGAAGAGGGGTGAAGGAAGATTGTAAGGAAAAGAAGCATTCAGCTCTTTGTTGTACGATTCAGATGCGGTTTCAGTAATAGTCTGAGGCTTGAGTTCTTTGAGTTTGTCTATGTTGAAGTAATTACACCGCTCAGCATCAGCAATAATGGAAGCGAGGTCTTTTTCGTGCCGGATGATGACGTACTGCTTGTCTTGGATGGAATATGTATACTCAGGAGATACAAAAACATTGCGAGGATCTACCACTTCATAGTTGAACCAGTCCTTGCGTATCTCCTCCCTGAACGTGGTTTGAGGAATAGAAAACATCTGAGGAGGTTGAGTAAAGTCTTCCGAAGGAGTTACCTGAGGAATATTGGTTGTAGTGGGAACAGTGAATACTTCCTGCTCCCACCAGCAAAGAAAATATACCACGCCTGCAAGCTGCCTTATCGCCGATGCCCGCATGAGTTTCTGGTAGTGGTACAGTTCACGGCGGTTGAGGAGTTTGTTGATGAGCCGTTTTGCAGCTTCACATTTGAGTTTGTCTTCTGGCTTATCCCCTTCAAGGTAAATCTCCACGAAATCACGGGTGGAGAAGTACTGGTTAGAGATAAGGGACTGCTCAGTAATGAAAGAAGAGAAGTATTCAGGAACAATAACATCCGACTGCCATTCGTACTTCTGAGATGTGCGGCAGCCATCAATAACCGCAAGACCCTGCTCGTAGATGTCTTGAATATAACGGTTGTTGGCCTGAGAAGTGCTTAACTCAGAGTTTAACTGGTTCAGTAAGGGAGAATATATGTCATCAATTCGTTTCCGTCTCATGTACATCTCCTCATGCAATCCTTCTAAAGTACTCTACTCTGTTGACCGGTTGGGTTATAACAGGGGTGTAACCAAATGTCAACTGCCGCTCTTTCATTGCTCCCTCAAGTGCCGTACAGAAGTGAGAGAATTTCTGCTGTGGTTTTTCCTTCATGTCTTTGGTGAGAAGGGCGGAACGGTCTGACCATGTTTCGTATGACCAATTGCGGATGGATTCGATGGTGTACTTGCAGTTGGAGAAAAACCAAATAGTGGGAGATGGGGAATGAGAGGAGAAGTTGTTAAAGGGAGTCTTACAGTTGATAGCATTCTTCAAGCGAAGTCGTATCTCGTCCCTCCCCCTGGTCGTTGTGGTGTCGTAACTTCTGAAATACGCTCCTTTACAGATACCCTGACGTTTGAAATGGTAAAAGTAACGGTTGAGATCCTCTACAGGGGAAGTAGCAGTGGTGATCTGCTTTATCTGAGCAAGAGGGTCTATGAGGTCGCAGGAGAAATGGGTATGGCCGGATTTCTTGGCGATCATGTAGGCAATGTCATAAAGGGCATTGGTTTCGGGGGATATTTTGAGTTCATCATATATGAATACCTCATTGGTCGGTGATACCGCTCCCCATATACACGCCCAGTCATTTGCGGGGTGATAGTCAATGGTTCGGAAATAACGGTAGTTGTCAGGAAGACCGTCAGGGAAATACTGCATCGGGTCAATGATGTGGATGTTCGGGGTAAACTCCTTGAATACCCTACCCGAGATATAGGAGAACATCCCGTAACGCCTGATATTTACTGCTGTTTCATCGTCAAGGACAAAGAAGCGGGAGGAGATAAAATCGTCGTAGGTTTGGTCGGGTTGGGCTTCTCGTTTGTATATTTCGTAGAGGTAGGGAGAGTCGTCTGTGGCGAAGTGAATTACGGTGATGTTTTTGTTGTCAGGGTAATGTTCGTAGAGAGGTTTGTCTTCGCCGAGCTGTCTGTGGCGGTTGACAATAGCTGGGGTGCGGTAGATGTGTCGGGCTTGAGTGTAGAGCATGTCGTATATCCAGTCCACATCGCCTTGAGCTGGAGTGAGAGATATGATTACATCCCCGCCTGTGGATATTAGACGGGAGTAGTTTTCCTCAAAGATGGAGTATGGAGGGACTTCATCGATGAGGATGTATACACGTTCGACTCCTGCCTGGGCTTGGGTGGATTGGGAATAAGAAGCGAATTCGATGTAGAA